GGCATCGTGCGAGAAGTTGGCAGAAGCACCTTACGCTGATGATTTTTGGGTAACAGTAGAAAAAATATACAACGAAAGTCAAAAGTAACTTCTTTTTCGCTACTACATATTGACCGTTAAACCGTGCTCGTGATGAGTACGGTTTAATTATTATAATGAATTTTCAAACCAGTGAATATACGCCTACCTATTCTTTAATGAATTTATAAAAAGACTTATGGTAGATAATATAACAACAAACAGAGCATTAGGTTTTCTTATATGGTTCAGAAAATTTTACCAAGGAGAAACCTCAAAAACATATCAGCAAATGGCAGAGGATTACCCCTTTGCTAATTATGGTGCAATTAGAATGTACATGTTAGAATTGTCTGAAAATGGATACGTAACAATTGAGAATAAAGGAAAGCATTCCCAAAAATTCATAGTCAATGAGGAAAAATTTCAATCGATACTGTAATGGGCAATGGATTAAAGGCACCCAAAAACCTGAGAATCGATTTTGCCCCTTCAGCACGTCAGTTTGAAGTATGGAAGAACCTTCAGCCTGAATGTCCTGAATGTGGTGGAGAAATAGTTCAAAGGCAGAATGGTATAGACAGAAATGGCAATCCTACTTATGAGCCTGTATGTAATAAATGTGGATTAAGTGACATTCCACAAATAGTATTATCTGGAGGAGCTGCTGGTGGTGGAAAGTCATATCTCGGAAGCTGCTGGTTAATAAGTAGTTGTCTAAGGTGGGCTGATATGCGTATGGTTGTTGGCCGTAAAACCCTAAAGAGTCTTCGTGAATCAACATGGAACACCATACTTACTATTTGTAAGAATTGGGGGTTAATAGAGGGTGATAATTACAAGGTGAATAACCTATCAGGAGAATTGTTGTTTTGGAATGGCTCCAAGATAATAATGAAAGAGTTGACGTATAGCCCTTGACCCTTCTTGGCTTAGATTCGGTTCTTCAGAGTATAGCGGAGCCTTTATAGATGAGGTGGGAGAACTTGATGAACGAGGTATAGACGTATTGTTCTCACGTATACGTTGGAAGGTACATGAAACTTTCAAAGTTCCAAAAATGCTAATGTCTACAAACCCGTGTCTTGGGTGGGTGCGCAGTAGGTTTGTTCTTGATGACAATGGTGATGACGTAGTATGTAAGAAATATGAAAAATATATACCATTCTCAGTTTGGGATAACCCTGATGCGCAGTTCAGAGCATCTTACGTTGCCTCGTTGTCAAAAATCAATGACGTTTCAGTACGTGAACGACTATTGTTCGGAAACTGGCAGTACGTTGATAGCAATGACGCAGCTGCATATTGTCAGTTTGACGGAAGCAAACATCTCGTTGACGGTTTGAAAGAAAAGGTATATGACCCCTTGAAACCAGTAATACTAAGTTTTGACTTTAACGTGGCACCATTCATGTCATCATTGTCATTTCAGATAGACTATGATAATAAGAAAGTGTATGTACTTGAAGAGATTCTTGGAAAACCAGAGGATAAAGAAAATAACACGCCACGCTTGGCACAGAAGATAAAACATAAATACTTAAACGAACGTCATACTGGAGGACTATTCGTAACTGGAGACCCTGCTGGTTTAGCGCGTTCAACACAGACTGAAGAGGGTGTGAACAACTATACAATCATCCTCAACAATTTGGACAGTCCAATCCTCAGGCCCAAAAAGAAATTGCTTATGAGGCAACCATCGCAAGTTGCACGTCTTGATTTTGTGAACGCGTTGTTCGATGGGTTCGATGGATGGGAGATTTTGATTGATATGCGTTGCCGTAAGTTTATAGAGGATTTGATTTATCAGAAGAAAAATTCAGATGGAACCAAAAGTAAAGCAAAAACTACAGACCCAAAACTCGGAGTCAAATACGAAAAGTACGGACACCTCTCAGACTGCTTCGACTATTTTCTTTGCTTGTTCATTAACGAATCATGGGGTAAGTTCCAGTCGAAAAATTCTGGCATCACAACTACGGTAACTCCAATATATGGAAATTTTGATTTTTAGACGCAATGTATAAACGATTTCTAAACAATAACGATTACCTCGGAATAATTACTGAGGAGGCGTTGGAACAACTTACAAGAGGCATAGAAGAGCGTTTCAGCCTTGCAGAAGAAGCGGCGGAGTCTTCAATTATAGAATACTTGTCAGACAACTATGAAATTGAGAAGGTTCTCGAAATAGGTAAGTCTATTATGCCTCACAACCCTCAAATAACATATCCTGTTGGCGCGTATTTTTATATTGGTAGCAAAATATATGAAACGATACGCTCAATCAACGGACTCAAAAAGCCTTCAGACAAGTTGTATTGGGTTGAACTTGAACAGTACGATGAAACGAAGTTTACTTCTGCGATTCCTTATAGCCAACTAAAGAATTGGCAAATAGGTGACGTGGTGTTGTTTCAGAGTTCTTATTTTGAGTGTGTGGAGCCTAATGGAATTTACTTTAATGATATACGCATTCCTGGTATCAATGCATGGGAAGAAGTTGAAGTATACGATTGGACCGCAAACCTTGAATACGCTGAATGGGAGGCTGTAAAGTTCGATGGTAAATACTATGCACTTACAAATAAAACTGAAGATATGGATTTGACTGTAAATCCATTTGATTCAGACAACTGGGGGCTCATTGGTAGTTATGACGAACAATACGACTACGCTTTGGACCCTCATGAATATGTTGAGTTCAATGGGAAGTTATATATCCCTACATTGAAACCTACAGCAGACGCGCTTGAGGAAAGTTACAACATACGCTTGCATGACCCCAGAAACGGAAACATTAAGAAGCATCTTGTACGTATGGCCTTGTATGAGTTGTGCAAACTTGTTTCTCCAAACAACGTTAGTTCCGCTCGCATAACGGACTATGAAACATCAATAGTTTGGTTACGCGATGCCAACCGATGCAAGATAAATCCTCAACTTCCTCGTAAGTTGGATGAAGAGAATAAACCTGTAGCAGAGTACGCTATAGCAACGTTCCAAAGGGACTACGACCCTTATAAGAACCCGTGGCATATATAATGTTAGTATGTACTGCTTGTTGTATGGAAGTATGGAGGCTGCTGTGAAGCACCCTCCATACACTTTTTATACACCTGCCTTCATGAACACCGATGTTAGTAGTTCGCGGTTCTTTTCAGATTCTCCGTTATAATAATGCTCTTGTATCATTTCTATGCTTGTGCCGGCAACATTTGCAACATAAGATATAGGAACACCGTTATTTAGAGCCACTGTGATTGCCGTATGTCTGAATACGTATGCGTATAGGTCGAACTCTGTCTCCAGTTCCTTACCAACATGTTTTAGCCATATATTAACTCTTTCCCTAAACTTTTTATACACATAGTCCTTTGTAATAAATTCTTTTTCGTTTTCCTCATCAAGAATAGGGAATATGTACCCAGCCTTTGAGCACTTGTTGTACTTATCGATGATTTCACGCATTACTGGAGTGATTGGTACTTCCACAGTTCTCTTGGTTTTCTTGCGTTTAGTTATAAGCGTGTTTCTTCGGGTAATATCTCTCAGTTTTAGTTTGATTACGTCACAAGGTGCGAAGAATGAATGTAACATAAACACACAAAAATCGTAGTACAATTCAACCTTCTTCCTATCCTTATATAATGGTGTCATATCGGCAACGCTCATATTCATGAATCGTCTCACCTGTTCTTCGCTAAGGATGTCAGGGTGTTTCTCTACGACATCATATTTTGCTGGATTGTAATCGTTGAAGTTGAAGTCTCCAATCTGATTTAGATTGAATTGCACGTCTTGGTCTTTATGAGCCCTTCCAAGCATTGCTCTAAATGTCTTTGAAGTATTCCTATACCCATTCTTTGATGCGAATATGTAAGCAATGCCTACCATCCTGTTGTAGTCAATACAAGTAAACGCAAGACTGCTGAACCCAGGTATGTCTCTATCACATCTTATAAGCAACTTATGATAATGCTCGAAATTACACCCTTGCTTTGATTTCTCGCGCATAATAACTACCTCAAGGTACTTCCTTACATTGTTGGAATATCCTGGCTTAGAATGCTCGCCAATCGATTCCTCGTTGTCTTGGAATAATGGGTCATTCTTGTAATAATCCGCGACCTGTTTAGCGGTTAGTTCTGGGTGCTTTTGAATGAGTTTCCAGTAGATTTGCTTAAACTCGTCCAATGCTTGATTGTTCTCTTTATGGAACACGGCATAACTTGAAAACCTCTCTTTTTCGTTGTTCCAATGTCTCTCTAAATTAGGTTTACCTTTGATAATGTTACCAACTCTTTTGTAATACCTCTCTCTTGATTCTGATATGCGCAAAACGAGCACACCACTTCTCACAATGAATCTTAGTTTCACCATAATCGTTTTTGTTAATAGTTAATAAAATTGAAGATGATGAACCAATGAGCAACCCAATCCAGTGTGCAGTGTGTGCAAAGTGTACACTTACGAGGTAAAACCTAAAAATAATGCACACTTTTGAATTTTTGCATTTACGAGTTCCGTGTCCTTTCGGACTCAATTGAAATACCTGAAATTCAGTGTTTTAATGCCAACATTTTTGGTATTTTCGGTTTACGAAAAAGGAGGTAACATTTTTAATACTACCTCCCAGTGTGGAGCATGCGAGCACACTCTTTTCTGTATTCGTATCACGCTGTATTTCAATGACTTCAATTGACTATAACCCACTCGTATGCACACTTTTTGCACACTTGGTTTCGGATTAGCCCTCAGTTATCTTTTGCAAAGGTAGGATGAATTTCTTAATTTCCAAAATATTTATAAAGTTATTTTTATCAATCAAATACAAACAATTTCTTAACACTTCAGGGTTTACGAGAAACGGCTATCATAAGGTATGGACTCGAACATGCACACAGGTATAACAAAACCCACCTGAGTTTCAGGTGGGCACCAGCAAGCATTACACAAATCTAACAATTACAACAACAAGAAACGCAACCCAAAACCAATAGCGGAACCCGCCACTGTGAATGAAATGTCTATCCAATCGAATAGCCCTCCATAAAGTTTGTCTTTTAGTTCCATAGCAGATGCTACACCAGCACCAGCGTACATGGCACAATAAAAATCATTTGCCCCTGCACCAATCAACAGACCTCCAATAAAATGCTTCAGTCTATTGCTATCCTTTAACCAATCAATAAACTTTTCTATCATTCTACATTAGAATAGCACACAACGTACATATTGGTTGAAAAAAGATGGTGCATCATTTTGACACACCATCTACACCAAAATTCCAATGCAATGAAAAAAACTAATACCTACTGAATTTATTTTCACAAACCGACTCAGTTAAGATTGACAACTTTATAACTTGCGGAAAGTGATGGAGTCGAACCACCGTCTAAGAGCAACCTTTTTACAGGATGTGAAACCTCTCTCACATTACGCTACACCTTTCCATTGTTGCGGGAGACGGACTCGAACCGCCGGCCTTGAGGGAATGAACCTCACGAGCTACCACCTGCTCCATCCCGCTATGCTATTCGTTATAGAATAGCGAACCATTTTATTCAAAGTTTACAGTAACCTTAAATATTTTATGAAATATTCAAAATTTCTGCAATTTTAAGAATCTGTCCGTAAGTCAAATCGTTTCTCTGTGTTCTGTGCATGGCTGTAATTACCCTGCTAATGAACTCAGACTTACGTATAGAATCAATTTGGCCTTCTTTAGGAATATCTACTTTACCATAATTCCAAGCATCTCTTCCAACAAGATAACCATCTTTTTTACGATAGCGTGTATTTCCGCATACAATCTGAGTTGGAGTTACTTTTGATACTGTCACTACACTTATGTGATTTCTTGTATACCCCACCAGAATGTCTCCAGGTTTTACATCGTTTAGACTTGACATAGCTTGTGATTTACCATTACCCAATCTTCAGAAAATACATCGCTGATTGATGGATGCCAAGAATTTGCAGCTCCAGTTTCCGAGTCGATGATTAGGCATTGTGATTGATAATTAATGAATTTGGTGTCTTGCATCAATTTTGACTTTGCGTGGTCTGGTAATGATGTCATTCGTGGAATAATATCACCGCCAATTCTTGCCGGAACCTGTTTTACAATGTACAAATTCTTATTTTCCCAACCATTTCTTCGTACAAGGCCTCCAGCATCCAATACCGCCATTGCTACACTGAAAGATACGGTCTCATTGTATTCCGCAAGATTCTCTGAACTTTCATTTGAAAAATCCAACAAACGTATTGATAGGATATTCAAATAATCTTTCATCGCCTTTTGTTGTGCCTTGAGAAGAATGGTAACGTTGTCATCGAAATCACCTTCATCAACTGCAATGTTCAGTTTTGTCAACTTGTTACTTAAATTACAGTGCTCAATAAACACTCTGTTTTCAGGAGTTTCGGCCAATTGATATGCCTTCTCAAACACAAGTTTAGGGCTCCAACTTTCATATCCGTCTTCATACTTCACATGATAGCCCATGTGTGTTGAATACTCCTCATCGGGCTTTCCTCTGAGTAAACCTGCCTCATAAGCATCCCCCATAGTCATAGGCTCCGCTTCGATTGTTTTTGTTCCAATGTACTTTTTCATACTCTCAAATTAATGAATGTTTTGTTACTTGTTTACTTGTATAAAATATTCACAGTTATTTGTCTCATTGTTGTATTGTGATGACATGAACACTGTTCGTGGGTTACGCTTCTTCATTGGCATTTTGTTCCACATTAATAACAGGTTCCATCGTTTACACGTTTCTGCTAACGGGCATAAATATCCGCTACAATGTGCTATGTCTGCGTTATAGTTCATGTTACTGTTTGTTTTTACGTTCATACATATTGTCTATCACCTTACAGTAAAATGGCTCAAACCCATTGTTCCCAAACACATCATGGAACCCGCCGTTCAACTCACATAAACAGAATGCTCCGCGATGAGATGATTCGTAAGAAACAATCAATTCAACCTCGTCAAAAACTACAATATCTCCTTCATAAATTTCTGTTCCATTCATATCATGCAGACCTGTGAACTGCCCTACAGATTTTGGGTCAATTTGACATGTCAATGAAACAAACTCACTTATGTACTTGTGTATATGTGGTTTTGCGTTGTTGAGGTGCAGTTCTCCATACACCCACATCTTGCTTTTCGGTGCAAACCCCCTAAATTTGTACTGTCTCATACGATTTGGTCTGAGTGTTGAACAAAAATCAGTGACCTCTTACACCCATTCAACAGAGCATCTGGATACTCTTCGTAGCATCCAAACGTTATTTTGTTATGAATATCACACGAAAGTCGTATTGCAGCGTAAAAGCCTTTTGAACAAGATTCTATGGTAAGTATAATTCCATGATTCTTCCTCAGCCATTTTTGAACATCATACAAATGTGGCATCGAATATGTATTATCTCCATTGTCACAGTTCTTGTTGTTGAAGTCGTATACTCTTACATCTCCAGCCTTATGACTTTCAGGATGCTCTGGGTCTTCGTCATACACAAAGTCCTCATCATACATTGTCACGCAAAACTCGGCCCATTGGTTATAGCCATACTCTTTCAGTTTTTGGGACAATTCAAAGTCTGCATAATCATTATTTTTACTCATACAGCAATTTTATGATAAGCGTTTAACGTCTTGCATAAGGCTTCACATAAAGCACGAGCCATGTGTACCTCTACTGCATTACCAACATACTTTTTCTGTTCCGCTTGGGTACCAATAAGAACATAATCTTCAGGAAAGCCCATGATTTTCTTCAGTTCCATCACACGAAGCATACGGACTTTGATGTCAATTATATTATATAGCGCCATAAACTCCTTTATTTTTACCATATATTCAGAATCTGTATCATATATATGGTACACAAGACCGTCTTTAACCGGCACTATAAAATCAGGTAATACACCATTATGAGTTGCTTCGATTAAGTAAGGTGGCATCTTGTCCATCCTTGCAATTAAAGTAAAACATGGATTGTCTACGGAGCCTCCAGGAGAAGAATACTGAGGATTCATCAAATAGTAATCACTCTGTTTCTCACAAGTCACCAAATTTTGCTTAGGTGTTGTAGTTATTGTAGGACATGGCTTATTACAATCTGCCAATTGTCCTCCACCAGAATATTGATTTACAATAAACGTAGACTCAACCAGCGAACACCTGTCTTTGGTGGTTAGTGTTGGTGCTGGGTCATCAACAGATTTAACGAATCCATTCCCATATTGAACAGATATGAACGTGTGATGGTCCACAGTCGTAATTGTACCTGCGGGCTCCTCTACGCTAATATTCTTGCTCATAGGGTCTCCGCTATAGGCCTTTGATAAAAAGGCCACAGAAGCAAGTCCTAATCGATTCTGAGTGGCTACCGTAGGGCATGGAGCATCAATGCTTGGAGGTACGTATTTACCTGCCTGACTCATTGAGTTATATTTCACAAGAAACGAATCTTTACCTCCAGCAACGAATTTAATAAGCCCAGCATAGATACGTTTCAATGATGCTTCAACAAGTGGTTTCTTTCTACCAAACACACTCTTACCTTTGTCGTTGAAGTCCAATGCCGTCTTTACTGGGTTCCACTTCTTTTTATTGTCAGACACCTTCTTAGAATGTGTGGGTTCTGGGAACACAATTGGAAGACCGTTCTTCGCAAAAATACCAAAGAACCTCTTGCGTGTAGTT